ACACACTTTTGTTTTATTATTTTGAAAAATAGTAGGATTAGTTTTCTAATATGAATTTACAAAATATTTAGAACGTTCCATGTTTCAAATAATATTCTGAATTTTTATATATATGAAAATTATTTACAAATATAATAATTTAGAAATAGCTGAAATTATTAATAGACCTAGTAAAAAAATAAAGAAGAATTAGCTCATACTCCTGGGTTAGGTCTTTGTGGTTTCATTACAAAAGAATCAATTGTTGCTGTTAGTAAAGCTGAAGGTAATAGAAAATCAAAATATACAATTGAATTAGTTGAGATTAAAAATGATGATAATAAAAAAATATGGGTTGGTGCAAACCCAGTTACTTCGAATTTATATTTTAATAATATGATTGAAAAAAATTTACTATCATTTATTCCAAAGGTATCTATGATTAAAAGAGAATTTACATTTCAAAAATATGAATCTAGATTTGATTTTTATGTTGAAACCGAAAATAATAAAAAATATATAATTGAAATAAAAAATGTCCCTCTTGTTGATTATCCAAAAGATAAAATGCCGTCTTTTAGAAAGTTTCCAGAAAGGAAAACAAAAAATAGAAATGCTATTTTCCCAGATGGATATCAATCTAAAAAAGGAGAGTGTGTATCACCAAGAGCTTTAAAACATTTAAGAGAATTGGTTAAAATAAAAAAAGATAATTCACAAATAATACCAATGTTAGTTTTTATTATACAACGTGAAGATTGTTATGGCTTTACACCTAATTTCGAAAAAGATCCTTTATATTCTAATGAGTTAAAAAAAGCATATGGATTAGGATTAACAGTTAAAGCAATTATGTTAAAAATGTCTCCAAAGAATGTAAAATACGTAAAAGAAGTTCCAGTTATATTATAATAACTTAATTAACAAATATATGGATATATTTTTACTACAAGTAGATACTCAAAAATATTATATCTAAATATTATATATGAAATTCTTAGTTAATTCAATTAAAATGTTTTTTCAAAAGATATTAAAACACCATTAGGAAGATGGGCTTTAGTTTCGAACGATAATAAAGAAAGATGTGATAAAAAAATAGAAGTTATGGTAAAACAAGCAAATATGGATAATTGCGGTGACACTATTTGCGGGATTCCAAATTATGATAAACGTACGTCTTCAAAAAGTAATTAAAATATTACATTTTTTATCATATAGAGAAATCTATATAATATATTATTTAATTCATATTTCTTTGTACCATCTGTGAAAAATAATTTATTTCTTAAATGATATGGACTCAATATTGGTAAAAAAATACCATTGTTTGTATGTAATTCATTAAATGTTTCATAGTTATTTGATTTTAAATATGTATTTATAGTTAACTCTATATTATAATCGGTACTTGGTATAAAACTACTATCAAATGGCACATAACTACGATGTTTATAGATAGTATCTGTATGTAGTTTATATATATCAGATTGTATTTTATTTTCATTCTCTGATAATTTACTAAAAATATCTTTTAGTAAATTATCATATTCATTATATGTATCAAAATATTGGATTTGTGAAGTCATATTATTTTATAATTATACAATAATATAGAATATTATCAATTTTTAACAGTTACTTTAACATACTACTTAACTTGAAATAATGAGTATATATAAAATAAAAAACTTAAATCAATAACTCTGTTAATTGATTTTCAAGATACCTATTTAAATAGATACCTATTTTAATATTATATATAAATTAATATGGTATTCTCGTTTATTATAAAATTATGCTGTTCTTTACTATTTTGTATGATGTATACTTCACTCGTCGGAGCGTCTGAAGGTCCCATAGTAAAACTGAATAATGGTGTTAAATATCAAGGAAAAACCGAACATGATGGCGATTCATTTAGAGGCATTCGATATGGACAATCACCTGAAGGAGTTTTGCGTTTTGCCCCACCCTTGATGTATACACCTCCTACTTACGACGTCATCGACGCCACAAAATTGGGTTATGTATGTCCACAAAATAGTTGTACTAATACAGGCTGCAGCGAAGATTGTCTTCTACTGAACATTTTTACTGGGACGAATGCAACCGCACAAGCGGTCGACAGCGGGAATCTATTACCTGTCGCCATCTTTGTTCACGGTGGTTCTTACACGTCTGGTAGCGGAAACCTTTATCCAGGCGGACCTCTGGTTAACTTTATGGACGGCAAGGGTATCGTCGTTACCATCAATTATCGACTGGGTGCATTGGGCTTCTTAGGTTCCTCGCAATTGCGCGCCATTGATACCAAAGATGGTTCTACTGGTAATATGGGTATCCAAGATCAGCGTCTGGCTTTCCAATGGGTTAAGGAAAATATTAAATCATTTGGAGGAGATGCCGACAAGGTAATGATTTTTGGAGAATCCGCTGGAGCCGGTAGCATGACGATGCATCTGACTATGAAAAAGAGTTTCGGTCTGTATTCGCGCGTGATACTGGAATCTGGTGCTTTCTCACAATGGAATATGCAGCCTATGGCCCACGCACAAAGCTATTATGACTCCTTCATATCTTTTGTTGATTGTACTGCTGATGATATCAAATGTTTGCAATCACTGAGTCTTGATGAAATTCAAACTGTCTACAAAGAAATTTCGGGTAGCGTCAGTTCTTCAGACCCTTATATATTTGGACCAACGATAGATAGTGTAGAAGCGATGGTTCATCCGTGGATTACTGCAGCTAATGGCGACGTCAACAAAGTACCTTTAATGTTTGGAACTAATCGCGACGAAGGTTCTATGTTTTGCGACTTGTCTGAGGATGCAACAATTGACGATTTGCATGACTACTGGACGACATTTAAGGTGGATGCCACCGGGCAGGATATTCTAGACAATCTATATTTGAACGACAAAGCCTACCCAGAACTTAAGGGTGCAACAGAAAACTGGTGGGCTGGAATGCGTTCGCTTGGTGACAATGCCATGTCCTGTCCAGCGAACTATGCTACAGCGCAATTACATTCCCAACAACCAGTATACCAGTATTTCTTCCAACATACAACCAAGTATGCTAACAAACATGATGATTTAATAATTCATGGGTCTGAACTGCCTTTTGTACTACATCTCAAAAATATCTTCTTTAACATAAAAGATAGGAAGATGTCGGACATAATGTCGAGTTACTGGATCAATTTTATGTTGTCTGAAAAAGGTGACCCAAACGAACATTATATTGATAGCAAATACTTGCCAGATTGGCCACAATATACAGATATCAATCCATCTGTTTTGAATATCATTGATTATGATAATATTCAACCGGTACAAAATTTAAAGCAAGCAGAATGTAATTTTTGGATTCCTTTTGTTACCCATAGTATTCGCAACAGTACAATCACTAGTATTAGTCAACCCCAAAATAAGGGAAAAACTGCTCTTGATGAATATGTTTGGGCAGCAGATAATCATTATGGTTGGACTGAACTTGAAGACCACGAGATTCACGGTAAAGGTTTATTACATTTCAATAAAGGATGGACAGGTTATACGTTGAATGTGACTTCTCAACAATGGCTTACTCCTGAAGATTTTGCAACTACTAGTAGTTCCGGTAGTATTTGGTACCATATCCTCGTTGTTATTGTTCCCGATGAGGTCAAATATAAGAACAATGCCAGTATGTATATAACTGGTTGGGGTCAACCGAATCCGGATGGTTCTAATCTTCCTACTGCTAAAGATGAGGACATCCGAACTGCTGCTGCATTAGCTATTTCTACTGGTATTATTACTGGATGTCTTTTCCAGATTCCCAACGAACACACAACATTTGTTTCTGACCCTATTCAGAAGAGTCGGGGGGAGGACGCTATTATTGCTTTTACCTGGGACCACTTTTTGAATAACCCCCAAGATACTGAATGGTTGCTTCGTTTTCCTATGGTCAAGGGTTCTCTTCGTGCGATGGATGCCATGACGGAATTTGTTTCCAAAAAGTTACCTGAACTAGAAACTTCTTTAGATTACTATGTTATTGCCGGTGCATCAAAACGTGGATGGACCACTTGGGATGTTGGAGCAGTTGACCCTACTAGAGTTGTAGCAATTATTCCCATTGTTCTTGATGCTATCAATTTCGTTCAGGTTATGCATCACCAATACCAATCTTATGGCGGATGGAGTTGGGCACTTTCTGATTATATTGATATGAACATTATGTCTCGTCTTGATGAACCTAACATGTTATTACTTCAACAAGAAGTTGATCCATACTTTTATCGTGACCGTCTTACTATGCCAAAATTGATTGTTAATGCTGTTGCTGATGAATTCCAACAGCCTGATGATACACATTATTGGTGGAATGAAATGCCTGGACCCAAGCATTTTATTATGACCCCAAATGCCGAACATAGTGAAGCAACTGGTATTTTAGAAATTGTTCCTGCTATTAGTGCTTGGATTGATAACCTTTTGAAAGATAGTATTATTCCTGAATTTACTTGGGATATTTCGGACGAAACAGGTGCTATAACTGTCACACTTAACGAACACGGTGATGTTAAGGAAGCACGTGTTTGGTACGCCTACTCGTGTGGAAATAATCCTGATGGGACGAAGAGACGTGATTTTCGTATAGCCAATACTGATAGTCCATGCGAATGTGGCATTGAGGTTCAGGGTATGTGTGCTAACCTAAAGTCTTTTTGGAATCCAAAGAAACTTATTGAAGATAAAAATGCGGATGGACTGCGTACATATACTGCACAAGTCGATGCCCCAGATGATGGTCGTTGGGTCGCATTTTTTATTGATATTGTGTATGCTAAAAACAAGATTGATAGTATCATTCCTAAGATAGACATTCTTCCTGGTTTTATTCCAAGAGATCTCATTCAGCGTCTTCAATTTACTACTGAAGTCAGTGTCTGGCCTAATACTTTTCCTTATGTTGGTTGTGGTATTCAGGATGGTATGGACACTGGTATAGAATGCGAGGGAACTATTCGGTAGTATTAAATCATACATTATTTTATAATTTTTTAATAACAACCATATATTGAACTTTTTTATCATCTCTTCTTACCAAATCATCAAAAAAAGCGGTATTAACTTTTTCAGTTGATTTTTCCAAATATTCTGTTAATTCAAGACGTATCATATTAATAACTTGCATCTTGTTATCTCTTTTTAGCCCTGGAATATTTAATTCCAGGTTACCAAAATTACTATCAATTGATGGTTCTAATATTATTATTAATCCATTTTCAACAAGGTGCTCTAATAAATTATCTATAACAGTTCCAACTGTACCAATTTCTGCAAAATGTATTGCATTATTTAATAGGATGATATTAATAGGTTTTTCAATTGGTAGTGTATCGTTAAAACTACCCATCCCAAAAGTTACTTTATCAGGATTAAAATCATCTCTTAAAACTATTAATCTTTCTTTATTTTTTTCAGAATTTGTTAACATCTCTTGACTAATATCAAAACCATAAACTTTATTAAACTCAAATGATAATGATAAAGAAGAATCGCCGTGTCCACATCCTAAATCAATAATTGTTGATTCAGATGGTTTAATATGATGATTACTAGCTACACTAGTAATTTTTTTGCTAATAAAATTTTCATCTATTCCACGTAAATATTCATCTGATAAAGTCAAATATGGTTTCAAGCGTTTTGATTCTGACAATGAATCAGAACCACTCATATTTTTTAAATATGGTTTACCGCCACCATTTAGCTGTTGAATATTATTTTTTAAGAGAAGATATTTATTTTTGTATTTTAAATAGAGATATTTATAATCTTTAATGTTCATATAATAATCTGATATATTATTTTCAAATAAATATTGAAATACTAATATAAATATTAATATATATATTTATATATATATGAATAAAGTGAGAATTATTACAAAGGATGACTGTATTAGTCCAATAGATAATAATAAAATATCTATTTCTGTAAATAAGATGCCTACTATATATGAATCAGACCGGAGTTTAAATATTTGCACAAATAGTTGCATAAAAATTCGATGTAATAGTCTAGATGCCGATAAAATAAAATCTGGTCGTATACGCAGATGTAGTATCGATGAAATAATTAATGGTCGTATGCGCAGTAATAGTACTGATGAAAACACAACTGAACATGTCGAAGAAAAAATACGCGGATGCAGTCATATTCGACGTATTAATGAATTAATCAATAGGAATAAAGAATCCAAAAAGCAAGAGTTTCCGGATATATAAAAATTGATTATCGTTTATTATTATTTATTTGTAATGATTGTAATATGGACAAAAAGAAATTATCAACAAACTATATAATTGATGGGTACAAAGGAATTATACCATTAGATACACGCGATATAGATCCAAAATATCGAGAAGAAGCAATTAAACAACATTATGCTGATATTGAAGAATATACAAAATATCAAGCATCACTATCACCTAGATTACGATATGAAAATACAATTGAGCGTGTAAAAAAACTACATAAAATGGATAATGATGCTACAATTCATAGAAACAATATACTATTAACCGAACAATCAAAAAGAGATGAAATGCATGCTGAATCATTACGCAAGCGGAATATTCGGATATCACTAGAACTTGACCAACCAAATGAAAAATAAATTGTACATTTTTAAATTTAATAAATCTTCAAAAATGTATAAAGTATGACTAAAAAATTTAACTCTTTTTACTATAAACTTTAACTCCACGTAGCTTTTCAATTCTATTTACCAAAGTTATTTTTGAACCACTGGTAGTAACATTAAACATTTCAGCTAATATTTTAATAGTATCCGCTGATATATCTTTTAATTCTTTTTTTTGAATCTTCTTAAATTCTTCTAATGAAATTTTATGTTTTGATTTTTTCTTACCAAAAGGAATAAAAAAAGGGTCATAATACCTTAACTCACTATTAAATAACTTATCTTTTTTAATATTTGTAAAATATTTAATTGGTAGATAACCATCTGGATATACAAAACTATAAATATTGGTATTACCTATCGCATACGGATAAGGTACATCATTATTACCAACAGGTGATATAAATTTTATTATATCGTCATTATTAACTTTATATTCTTTTATTATATGACCTATAAAAATATATGTATTCTTATTCTTTTGAAATAAAATACTATTTCCATCAAAGTATTTTCCATGTCCTCCACTAAATTTTGTCATTTCATTAAGAGGGCTCTTTCCAACAAATGATTTTATAAATTTAATATGTTTCACTAACTTAGTATACATCCATCTATTTTCATCATCTTTTATACTATCAATTTCCATATCTTGTGGTACCTCATAAATAAATGCATCTTCTTTTCCCAAATAAACCAAATATGGTCTACTACCATTATCATGTGTATAGTAACGTTTATAACCGGTATGATTTATTTTCTTTAATTCTTTATTATTTTTTATCCATCTTTTGCTTCCATCAGTAAATGTTTTCACAATCCACATATTACCATCTTTACCAATTTTCTTTTCACCAACTTTCATACTACCAGCACAATAACCTAACCCTTTCGGCGATGGTTCTGTACCTTGGTAAGATTTATTTGGATTATTTAAACACTTGGGCATATATATTAATTTATATTATTTTAATACCAACTCTTTAATAAATATTGATTATTATTTTATTAATAATAATAAGTAAATTGTAATGAATCCAACCTTTTGTAAAGAAAATGTTAACAATCACGAGTATCAAATGCATAAGCATGTTTATGATCTAAATATAGTTAATATTCCGAAAATTATTAAATATGATGAAAATACTAAAACATTACATATGGAAAAAATAGAAAATTATAATATATCTGATATGTATGGCGAGAATTCTGAAAACGTATCAAGTGATCTCTTTTCAGAAATTAGAGATATAATTGATAAACTCTATAAAAAAGGTATTACTTACCCGGATATAACTGGTTATAATTTTATTGAAAGTAATAATAAAATATGGATTATTGATTTTGAACATAGCTACTTTACTAATAAAAATAATACTGATAAGTTTGTTACTAGTTTTATTGACGGGTTAAATCAATGGAATCCAGAGTTTAAATAAATGCGAATGGATATCATTATGAACTATTTAATATTTTGTTTATTCTATTGATATTACATTATATGATATAGTAGTAGTTGGAGTAGATGAAATTGTGCCATTAGTAAAACCATTAGTATAAGTAAAACTATTAACATAACCAGTAATATTATTACCAGCAATATCATAAACTATATTATCATATGTTATTGGAGTAGTAATTGTTATTGTATTTTCATAATATGAAGAATTATTATTAAAACTTGTATTAAAACCTCGACATAATGGACACCTAGGTCCATTTATTCTTAAACTTTTAATAATACATTCATTATGAAATTTATGATTACATGGTTCTAATATATGACTATCATGAATAATGTTCTCTAAACAAATTGGACAATTGGGGTAATTCATAATGATAATAGTTGTAATAAATAAAAAATAATATTCAGTTTTTATTTTTTAAATATTTGTCAAAATCAAATATTATTTAATATATTTTTCCATATCCATTCTCTATATCCATAATAGTTAGTTTTTCATTTAATATATATATATCCTTCATCTCTTTTAATTTATTATTTAATTCTTCATTATTAGTTTTAATATCGTTTATTTCATTTTTTTGGTTTTCTATTATTATCTTATATTTTAGATTATCCTCTTTACTATGTTGGAGAGTATCAACTATATCAAAAAATTTATCTCTTTTAATATTTAATACATGGTTATTATTTATTTTATCTAATACATGTGTTTCTTTCTTATTAATATCGACATAGCCTCCTGATAAATTTCTTTTTAATTTTAAATATCTGTTTTTGTATTTTAAATACTTTTCTTTGTAATCCATTATATATATATTATATAATATTATTTGAAATTAAATTTTAATATATATGCAAATATATATGCAAATACATAAAAAAACTAAATTAAAAGAACAATTTCAAAATTCTGACACTTTTATATCATTAATCATTGTTTACTTAATTATTGGATTTATTATAAAATGGTATAATAATTGCGAAGAAATATTTATTCCATTATTATTTTGGCCGTACTTACTTGTAGATTATTTCTTAAAACGATTGGAGTCCGATGTGCCAGCAAAATATTGTTACTAAAAATAATCTTAATCTCATTTTCCAGATGATCCAATATAATGGTATTCCACGTGATGGTATTCCACCACTTTTTTGTGATATAATCGATATTGATTTATAATATATTTTTTGACAAGTAATATTTTATTTATTATTGAATAAGATGGATACTATAATTACAAGTTATCAACAGTTGATATATTTAATATTTATTATAATTTAATAAATATCAAATATTTTTAAAATTCTTATATATTTTTTTTCTAAGACATATATATGCCAAATATCATTTATCTAACGAGACATGGTCAGTCTGAACATAACCTGTATAATAAAATTGGAGGAAATTCGAGTATAACCATCTCTGGTAAAAATTATGCAATTGATTTGTTTGAATATATTAATAAAAATGAAGATGTTAACAAAGTAAAAGTATTTACAAGTGAATTAAAAAGAACTCAACAGACCGCCGAACATTTTCCCAATAAGAATAAATCAATTCATGGAATATTAAATGAAATTGATGCTGGTAATTTTGATAATATGACGTATGAAGAAATAAAAATTAAATATCCTAAAGAATATAGTCAAAGAAAAAATAACAAATTTGCCTACAGATATCCTTCTGGTGAATCTTATTATGATCTTAAGAATAGAGTTAAAGAAATTATGAATGTAATACAAAAAGAAGATAATAATGTACTTGTTGTATGTCATAACGCTGTATTAAGAATTATTTATTCACTATTCTTTAATATTGAAGATAATGAAATACCTCATTTAGATATACCACTTCATACACTTTTTAAATTAACTAAAACAAATAATAATTTTCAAATAGAAGAAATTAAATTAACTAAAATACAGGTTTAACTATCTTCTTCTTGACTTGAGATGTATTAACTTGTACCTTTCTGTCATTCTCAACTTTAACAGAGGTACGTTTAATTTCATCAAGTTCTAACTGACGTTTCTTTAACTGAACATTAAAAGCGATAAATCCATTATCTGTATAATGAATTTTTCTACTTAAATTCTTTAATTCGTTATTTAATGTTGCAATTTTATTTTCTAAACTTTTCTTTTTCTTAGAAGTTAATTTGACCGTATACCCTGTCTCATCTGTTGAACCTAACAATGTTAGTCTACCTTCTTCGATAGTGTTAATAATATTTTCTTTCTTAGTTGCAAACTCATCTTTTGATAAACAATTACACGACCCTGATAAAAAATCTTCAGTGCATAACATGTTTGAAATATGATGACATCCTTCTTTGCAATTTACAGAAGCACAGCATATATCCCAAATAGTTGGTTTCTCAATTCCTTTTTCAATTACAGAAATTAAATTTGTATATTTAGGACACACTTTAGTTATTCTTTCGAATGGCCAAGTAACATCTTCGCACTTTAAATAGAATTCTGGAATGTTACTTCCTTTTATGGATTCTTTCTTTGCCTTGCGATGAAAACAAGCTAAATCATACCAAAGATTAAGCAATTCTATAAAATTTAAATTTAAGTAATTATTAATCCGCGAGTTTAATTCAGGATTAATTACTTTTGATTTTGATTTTTCAAATACACCAACAATCTCATAATATATTGATACAAAATCAATCTTAGATTTATCCAAGATATTAAAATGATGATTGGCAGGAGTTACATGAATCTCATCCTCTGAATGAGCACCCCTACACTCTTTCCCATAAGTACATTGTCTTAATCTCGCACCCTGGATGCTACGAAATACATTATCATTATATACATTATTAATGAGTTGATGATAATGGTCACGACAAAATAAATTTTTACAAGTCCCTACTAATATATTACTAGACATATATACTATTATTTTGTAATTTAAAGAAATAATTTCAATTTTTTATAAAATTACTTAAAACATTATCATATATATAAGATAATGTCAAAGATAGATAAAATTAAAGAATTCAACTCTATTATGGAGCTATTTCTAAGCCAATTGAGTCCTATTGTTGGTACAAGTTATCATCATTATTTTAAGAAATTAATAAGAGTGAACTCACTTTTACCAATTCAAGAATACTGTAAGAATGTATTACCATACAAGCAAAAAATTATGACTAAGGATGAAAGTTATTTTTATAATACAGATAATCATCAGAACGTAATAAAAGATGACAGAAATACTATAAACGAGATTTTAAGACTAAAAGAAATTTATACCAAGTTAGATAAAGATTCTATTAATGAAGTATGGGAATATTTTCAAGCATTAATAATTTTATCAGAAGAATACAAGACTCTAAATTGCTAAAGGTCTCCATTCTTCTTCTATTTCTTCAATCTGATGGAACCATTTATCACTTCCAATAATTGGTCCAATATCACATCCTAATGATTTTAAATATTGACTTGCATATACAATATTTAAATTTCCTGTTTTTTTATCATCCTTGGCATATGCAGCAGGACATCCACCTATTCCTAATAATGATGTATCAAATTTTAATACATCGTTAATAATACTAACCTTTAAATTATCTTTCCATACATTAGTAAACAGTTCATTTTCAGTATGTAGATGTAATGATAGTTTAGCATGGTCGTATAAATATTTGGATTCCTCTAATATATTTTTTAACTTGTCTGGTTTCAAAGTACCAATAGTATCTGCAATACATACTTCATCAACCCCTAAATTATCAAATTGTTTTATTGTTTCCAAAATACTTTTAATTGGAACATCTCCTTCATAAGGACATTCTCCAATACATGAAATATAACCTTTAATATAATGATTATCTCTATTCTCTAAAAGATCTAACATATTTTTAAAACGATCAAAACTACCATTTACATCAGTATTAATATTTTTAATATTAAATGTATTTGATGGTGAACTAAATAATGAAAAATGTTTAATCTTATATTTATTAATATCAGATATACTTTTATTATTACCGACTAAAACAAACGATTTAAATTCTTCCGGATGCAATGTGTTTTTATATACATCTAAACTATTTGCCATAGTTGGTATTACCTTTGGATTTACAAGTGAACCGACTTCGATTTCACTAAATCCGCATTTTGATAACTGATTAATAAGTCTAGTACGTTGTTCTACATTAAATATTTTTTTAAGAGATTGTAATCCATCTCTTGCCGTTACGTCCGAAAATATAATTTTTTTCATATAATATACAAATTTATATTGTATAATTAAATAAATTCATTTTTTTTTTAGATATTAATATTACTTTCTCTATGTCCTCGCATGATGTTTCTCTCTTCAATAGTTGAATTTAATACTTGACATGGTAAATCATTACTCTTCATAAACGAACATAATGCATTCGTATCTTTTGGAAAACACATCCCACTATAACTAATAGTTCCATCGTGACCAGGTACATTTGTATAATTTGGACCCATTCCCTCATTTAATAACATCATCTTTTTTACAACTTCAAAATCTAAATTACATTTCTTGCATAATAAATAAAGCTCTGTTAAATATTGTATTTTTACTGCATAAAATGTATTACATCCTAATTTCATAGTTTCACTTTCCCCTGATTTACATGATGATATAATTGACTCTGGCCATATATTTTTATAAAATTCATTTACTCTTTCATAATGAACATCAGAACAAGATTTTGTTTTACCTAATACTATCTGTTTCTGATTTTCAAAATCTTTGCTTGCATTTCTAGCTGTTAGAAATTCAGGATTATGAATAATATTTAAATTACTATACTTAATACTAAAATAGTCGCATGTACCTGGATTTACGGTTGACTTGATTAAAATAGACCCAGTATAGTTTAAATTACTTAAATTAAATAATACATCATTTATTGGATCTAAATTATAATCATTTCTATCAGAACAATATGGTGTTGGTAAACAAAGAAATAATATATCAGTGCTTGTACAATCATCTATACATCCTATTCCACCATCCTTATATTTATCATAACCAATTATATGGATATCTTTATCTTTTAGAATATTTAAGATAGCACTCCCTACGACTCCTAACCCGATAACTCCGATATTAGAATACATTACTTATTATAATAAAAAAATATTTAATAAACTCATATATAATTATTCAAAATCACCATTTGCATGTTGTAAAGTATATGACCTTGCTTCACTATCGTGTTCAATTCTATTCTTTTTTAATAATGTTGCAATTTCAGGAACAAGTGGATCATCTGGATTTGGTTCCGCTAATAGAGAACATAATGATAGCAATACTTTACTAATAGTTAATGCTGGACTCCATTGGTCCTTTAAAATATCCAAACAAATTCCACCTCTACTATTTACATTACAATGATAAATGGGTGTAACAAAATAAATTTTTGGAGGTTTAAAAGGATATTCTTTGGTAAACTCGATATCTAATTTAAAAATACCACCTGAATAAGGTGTATCGTCTGGTCCAAAAATAGTAGCATACCAGTGAGTAATATTGTCATCAACTGGACCAGCAGAACAATTCTGTACCGGATTATCTCGTAAATCTTTTAATTCTTGTGTAACTCTATTAATTAGTAAACTCATATACAAGTAATCTTCTTAAATATATAATTTAAAAATCAATATTTTCTACCTTGGGTGAATACTATTACTAATATAACTTGTATAAAACATTATATATGTATTGAATTAATTTAATATAAGAAGGGTAGTGGTGTTTATAGTGTTTAATATTTGGTTTATTATACTTGTCTAAAATATAATTAGCTGTTATTTTACCACTTTCTATAGCACCTTCCATTGACCATATATTTATACTAGTTTTTGTATGCGCACATGAGAAGAATCTATTTAAACATTTTTGAACTATAACCAATTACACCGCATGCTATTCTTTTACCAGCATTTCCTGTTTTTTTACTTTCTAAATTAACTTGTTTATCTATTACAGTTCCGTCTATATCAATACCTCCTACTCCTAAATCATCTTCTAATTCATGAATTACCACGCTACGACCAATGATAGAATATTTACCTTTTAGTTTTATCTTTGAATCCGAAAATATTTTATTAACTTTACCTGATTTATTAGCTGTAATATTTCCGAGATCTCCGACATGTCTTTCTTTACTATCGGGACCGCCGTGATTTTTATTAGTTGGATTAAAATGTTTACAAGCAGATGAACACGAATCTGTTAAATCACCGGCTTCATGAATATGAAACCCGTGTTTACCTGGTTTTAAACCAGTAATATTAACTTTAATACTTACCTCATTGTTTTCTTTTTGAATAAATTCTATATTTCCACTATTATTAGTTAACACGCAAATACCTATTATCATTATATTTTTATATAGATAAATTAAATTTTAACATTTTTAAATTCCGAGTTCTTCGTTATAAACAAAACTTTTTATTTTTAAACGCAATTTTATTATTTACCACAATATAAAGTTATTTAACGACATCTAAATAATAAAGAAATACAGCGTTGTCCACATGATTGTTCTTCTGACTTATCACATATCATACAAATATTATCACTATGACAATTTTGACATGCTAATTTTGAACAGACTTTACATGCAATAATATTATCTTCACGTTTACACATGAAACAATTGGTAGGGTTATCACTAACTTTACTATTTCTTTGTATAATTCCTATTCTTCTATCTGTTAATCTTTTATTTTCATTAGCTGGGTATATTCTGTCCATTAAAAAGCAAGATTATATTTTTTTTAATATTTTATTCAATTTTTATTCTAACAAAATCGAATAAGTTACTCGTCCTGATAAACCAACTTTTATATATCAAACTGTTAATCACTTGCACCTTTGGCGAAAAGTATGATTTTATTTTAAAATAATTTAATCAATACTTGATTTAGCCTTGCCGCTTTTAGCTAGTACTGCATTCAGAGTTGCTTCACGAATGCGAACTGACTTGGCTGTATACTTTCCATACTTATCATAAGTATTTTTAGATTTATCTTTACCCTTCTTTCTTTGTTGATTGTCCATCAAGATTATATATTAATATGATAACTTTTAATATTTCAATTTTTTAGGTTCTAAAATCTTGCATATTTAATACTTGTACTTGTGTTAGTAAAATAAAATTTGAATAACCTTTATATTTTAAATAATAATATTTAATAAAATGGAACTCTTAACATTTAATGAGATAATTTACAAATGGAGAAAATATTTATGTCTGACAAAAGAAACTCATGAGTATATTATTGATGAAGATGAATCAATATCAATTGATTCATCTAATTCTAGATATGATTGTTGGAATAACTGTTATGACGAAAGTATTTTGGGTTGTTGTCATCATAGAGATTTAATTAATTCAACAAATAAATTATTTGATAAAATAAAGATAAAAACTGATTATTCGTTTGATGACTTGACTGAATATGAATGGTCACAAGAAATAACTGATTTGAAAGAAAAAATAACTCAAGAAAAAAAAAATAATAATAATAATAAATTTAATTTAAACAGGATGAAAGGACGTTTAAAAGTACTTTTAAATTCTAATTATGATGTTAGAACAAGATGGTTTTTAGAATTAACTGAAGAAGATATAGTATCATTTATATATGATCTCCACCAGCACATACCAAATAAGTTCTATTCGATATTTTATGAAAATAAATATTTAGTTCATGTTAATAAAATATATAAAGAAACAGGTGGTTTTCCACCATGTTGTGGACAACAATTTTTAATCTATATTTTGAATGATTTATTAGATAGATATGATTATAAAGAATCTATAGTTTACATAATTTCAATTCTAACATATTACAATAAAGTTGCCAAAAATAAATATCCAGGGATTAGGGCGGTCACTGATTTAAATAGATAAATCCTTTTTTTGGTTTTTAATCCAGTAATGGATAAACATTTGGAAAATATTTCTTTAGTAGCTTTGATTCTAATGAATACTTCTTTTTTATTATATAAGGTCTAAACATTTTTTTAGTTCTTAACTTTTCAATACAATGTTCTATTGTAGCATTTGAAATCCTTAAAATTATACCAATGGGTATTTTTGGTATTAAAGGTTTTATTATTCTTGGGTATTCTAGGTATATAATTAGTTCTTTTATTATTTCTAATGGTATATCGCGAATTATTATCATATCTGATTTTATATTAGAAATACCCAGTTTATTGCTTAATATCTGACCAATATGTAAAAACATAATATTTTTACATACTGCGTATATATGTCTAGATACGAGTCGAAATTTTAATTTTTCATTTAATGATAAATAATTATTTATTTCATATAGTATATCTGATACATCAAATATGTTTCTCATATATATTAGATAATTAGATAAAGTTAATAAAAATCAAATTTATTCGTCATGACCTATTTCAAACAAGAATAATTTTATATAGTAATATAATGAATAAAGAATCTAATTTAGGTTTCTATAATAAATATATTTTTACTAATAGTAGTTATTTATCTTTACACATTGCTCGTAATACTTATAGAAATAATCCATATTCTAAAGATATCGATACTTTAATAGATGATGCATTACAAAATAATTATATGAACAGTAAACTTGTAAATATTAAAAATAAAGTTCAGAATAAAAAAATAAGATTTATTATATCAGATAATAATCTCATTACGAAAAAGGATGATTGTATTAATACTGATAATATAATAATGAATAAATATACCAATACCATTCCAATAAATAAATATACCAATATTAATCAGATGAATAAATATACCAATACCATTCCAATAAATAAATATACCA